ATTGATAAATACATAAACCATCGGAGATTCTTAATATGACAGAAATGATATCAATAGTCAAAACCCGCGACAATGAGCTGGAATTTGATATTAATATTACTGGCGCCCAAAAGAAAGAGCCGACGGTTAGATTAGTTATTGAACATGGTAAGATTGACTATACATTTGAATGTAGTAACCTTAAAGGAGAAAAGTGGGTGTGTGCTATTCCACCACTACCACAACTTACCAAAAAATCATATTCTTTTAGATTAGAAGTCATAATCGACGGATACTTCTTTGAACCATATAGAAAGACGCTGAATGTTATTCCTGAGCCTGTTGTTAAATCTGGCAAAGTTGCCGAAAAGCATCCAGATACACCCAAAGTTTCTGATAAGAAGGAAACCAAGGCGGCGGCAGTGAAGAAAAAAGTTGTCGAGAAACGTACAGAATCCAAACCAGCTGTTACTAAAGAAGAAGTTCGCGTACCAGAACATCCTATTATCGACGATAAACCAAAAGACGAGTTTGCTGACATGGCAGCTAAGTGGATGAACAGGGAAAAACCAGTATTGTCAGAAAAAGACAAGAAAGTTAAAAGTGTTATCCGTAGTGCGTTAGAAGAAAAACCAACTGTAGTTCAAGAAGCACCGATAGTCGTACCACCAGTTCCAGAACCAGAAGTCACAAAATCTATCACGAACGACATTAAGATTAAAGCTATTCTTGATTCAACAAAGTCTAAGTAACCATCTTAGCATTTTTTAATGCTTCAATAGTCGCAAGTAAATGCTTACATAATCCCGGTACGCGCTTGATATTTGATGGTGGTCTTGTTGACCCCGGTACCTTTTTGTATGGTGCAGGACCGCGGATTGCAGAACTTTGGTCTTGCGCATTATATGACCTAAATCGCCAATGGAAATCTAAACAGTTACAAGCCACACGAACAGTATGTTTATTTAACTGTATTGGTGCCATGTTATATTCTTGACCATCTGCGCCAGTGAAAGTCACATTGGTATCAGTGCTTTCGTTTTCATATTCCACTTGATTGAAAATAATTGTGGTGGTGTATATTGGATTTGTACCACGCTTCTGTGGGTCGGCAAGGTCTTCTTTTGATTCGTGGCGCGAAGAAACATCTGTCTTTATCGTCAGCGTCTTTGTACCGACTGCAGGTTTGTATATCGGTTGGTTTGGAATACCAAGTTCATGCATCGCATATTCGCGCTTCCGCGTCTGTGGCATGAAACCTTTTGTGTTTGTCGCTAATTGGTCGATAGTAGAACGTTCCGTAACCAATTTCAATTCATTTTCTTCTAATTGGTTAAGAATTCGTTGACCGCGTATTATCTGTGTTTTTGTGTCCATGGTGTATTTATCCATGGCAAAAAATAAAGCCCTATGAAGGGCTTTATTTTAACGTCCAACCAGATTACTATCTACGACAAATACTGAGTCGAATTCGCCGTAAGAAGGTAAAGACAATGTGTTGTACTGACGGACAACTGCATCTTCTGGTACATTCTTATCTTCGCGTGTATGTTGTCGTGCAATTACTTCATTCAAAGAAATTGGGAAAACAACACCCACTGTGTAGTATCCAGCTTGCTTCGCCTGACGGATGTAGTGTGCACGACGCTTCTTAGAAGTGTTTGTGTTATCCACTACAACATCATTGCCAGATTTAAGCATATTAGAATATTCTGCATTAGCCTTATTCATGAAGCCCTTGTCTGCACAAGCCAGTTCGAATGCCTTCTTATAGTCGTCACGGTCGTACCACTCATGTCGGAAGCGGTCTAGTGAAAAGTGTTCCATACCAGCAGCATCCCCAATCAAATCAAACCATGAAGACTTACCAGAACCAGAGGCGCCAATTAACATGAACAACTTAGGTGCACCTTCTTCGAAGTCATCTATTTCAATGGCGTCGCACAAGTCTTCAAATTCGTTACACCAAGCAGTTACCGTGGCACGCTTTTCTGTAGCGTCGTCTGAGATACGACCCCAAGTATCAGCCTTCAATACGTTGATGAAAGTATCAGGTCCGTACAGGACATTGTTAGCTGTCATAGCCAGTGCATTGCGCTTATCTGCTTTCTTAATGCACCAAGGAAGATGGTTTTCAATCATCCAACCAGTACGGTAAACGTCCTGACCAGTGAAGCCAAAGCGACGCGAAAGCATTATCCAATTGTCTGCTGCCCACGTTTCCCACATACGTGCGGAAATAAGTTCATGACCACCGTAACGGTAGTAGACACCACGTTCTGGCTTGTAGGCTTCTGCCCGGGCTTCTGGCTTACCAACGTCGTGGAAAGCACAAGCAAATGCACCACACAAGTCAACATGCGTCCACGTGTCATGTTCCACTAGCGTAAGGTAGTGCGAAGTAACCATGCGTGTGTGGACAGCCACCGTCGATTCGCGGTGCCAAGGGGAGTCTTCACATACATTGTCCATATCCGCCCATATTTGGGTTGTGGAAAATTCATTATGGAACCATGTGATAAATTCTGTTTTTAAATCTGTGAGTATCATATATTGGAGTATATATGATTATAACCTAAAAGTCAAGCCCTAAAGTACAATTGGCATACCTTCGTCGGAATCGTCGTATCCACCTTCATATCCATCCCAATCTTCATCACCCCACTCATCAACATTGGCAGAATATAGCTTGTCATAAGCTGTCTGTTCGTATGTGGCAATTTCTTCCATAATACGAATGACGATAAGGATAGATGATATAGAATCGTCTGTGGCGCCAAGCTGTGCAGCGTATGCGCCTTTGGAACGCACATAAGACTTCAATTCAGCCAATAAGTGCTGCGACTTGATAGTCATGTGTCCTTTTTCCAAAAGTTCTTTAAGGGATACACAGTTCTTCATCTTACTTTTGGCTGTCGTCAAGAATCCTAGTTTATCCCTACCAGATTCAGATATGAATTCAGCTGTCACAATGGGTGAATCATCAGATTCATATAAGGCGATAAGACCAGTACCCACACCATTATTCTCAATAGAAAAGAATACAGTTTCAGCCCGGTCTTCAAGATACCTAAGAATGTTCTTCATTACTTCATACAATTTGGACGTGGACATAGTATTGTTTCGATATTCGCCCACTTGTTTCAAAGAAGGGAATTCGAAGATGTTAATAGCACTGTAGTCTTCGCCATTACCAGACGCAGGGTCAACACCAACAATATATGTACTTGTTGGATTAATTGGTTCATAAAATTCTACACCATGCAAATCAAATATTGGTTTGGTGCCGTCTAATTGTTTTGTCAAGTTAGCCAAGTATATGGAATCAATCAACTGCGTATCAGAAGATAAGAATTCGCATTCATACTCTTGGCGCCAACGCCTGTCGCCAATTTTAGCAATTTGTTCCTGTTTGAATTTTTCATCACGACCGGGAGCTTCGTCCCAAGCAACATAAACTGGTGCATAACCATTGTTACCGGGGATGCCGGGGCCGGGAGAATCCTGAACAGCACCGCGCCATGTTTGTGCATATATGTTTAAGTCACCATTAGGAGTTGATGTCATGATACATGAACCACCAGTAGAAAGGGTTGGTGCTATTGATGTCCAGAATTCGTCTTGAATGTTTGGTTTAACGAACGCAAATTCGTCAAGGAACAATAAGGATATTGACATACCACGACCAGAGTTTTCTGATGTTGCGGTAGATATAATACGTGAACCATTGTCGAAGCCAATTTCGTGTTTGTTCCAACCGTCGTCCTTAACGCCAGCTTTCAACCAGAATGGAAGTCCTTCATAAGCATAACGGATACGCAAAATCATTTCCATCGCGTTATCGTTTTTATTCGCGGCGATAAGAATGGTTTTATCTTTGTTGAACATTGCAAACCATAAAAGGTATGCTGCAGATGTAATTGACTTACCAGTCTGACGGGCAGATAATACTACAGTGTAACGATTCTCTTGATATGTACGAACCATCTTTTCTTGATAGTCGTAAAGGTCAAATTTTGTTTTACCATACTTGGCGTGCTGAACATACACATAGTTCCGCATGAAATATACAGGGTCCTGTGAACACTTTATAACTTCCTTTATTTGTTCACGTGTATATTCGACACGCGTGTGTGCGGTTCTT